GTTCGCCGAGGATAAACAGGTTGCCGACTTACTGACTAAATCCCTATGCGTACCGGGATTCCCGGCAGAGGTAAGGGAAGCGAAGGCTCGCGAGAAGTTTATCTCTTGCGAGGTACACAATGCTACCGTTTCAGATAGACTGTACGGATCCCCGCTACCTTCTTGGTTTGGGGAATTCTCGAGTTGGGTCCTAAGGATTCTTGGGCCCCTCGACGTCACGGCACTGAATAACATCGGTGAACGTGCGAAGTATGGTCCTGGTGCATGTGTTGGAGTGCGTGTAAGGGGATTGGTGCCGTCAATAAAATACGACACAAGACCCACTGTTACTGCTCCGGTGCTGAGTGTTCTCAGCGGTTTACTGCCTTACCCGGTGGTAGACAGCTATTTTGGGGGCCAAAAGCTCCTTGAGAATACTGCGGTCGTCCGCGGTAATAGTCATTTCGTTGTACCGAAACGCTATGATGTGGATCGGTGTGCAGCTAAAGAACCTAAAGAGAATGGCTTCGGCCAATTAGGTATCGGGTTGTATATCGCCGATAAGCGTCTCCCTCGTTTCGGAGTGTGGTTACGTGATCAAAGTTGGAATCAATATTTGGCGCGGAATGCGTACGATTGGGGGCTTACTACCCTCGATCTCAGCTCTGCGTCTGATACCATGACCACGGCTTTGGTTACGCAAGCGCTTACGCATAACGGTTGCGAAGATGGGAAGCGGTGGTTACACCTCCTGCAAACCTTTCGCAGTCCTGAAATGCGCATAAAGGACGGTACGAAAAGGGTATGGCGAAAGTTACACATGATGTCTTCGATGGGGAACGGTTATACCTTCCCCTTAGAAACTGTCATGTTCCTAGCTTGCGTCAACAGTGTTGTACCGTCTAGCGCAAGGTGTCAAACGGCCGTTTACGGGGACGATATAATTATCCCCCGGCAATATGCCACTGAAGTAATCACACGCCTTGAATACCTCGGGTTCAAGGTGAACGAGTCGAAGACGTGCTTGGCAGGCACGTTCTTCGAAAGTTGCGGTACGGACTGGTTCCAAGGAGCCAACGTCCGCCCATTCTTTCTGCATCGCGAACCGAAGTCAGCGATACCGTATGGTTTGCAGGCTGCCAATGCCTTACGGGCATGGTGTCTGCGGATTTATGGTTACCTACCTCGGCGCTATAAACCTCTCTGGAACTGGTGTCGTTCAAATGTTCCCCAAGTATGGGCTAGGCCTGTACCTAAGGAATTAGGCGATGTTGGAATCCACGTAGGTCTGCAGGAAGCAGTACGCAACGGTGTTATCGCCGCGAGTGCTGACCCTGAGTTTGAGGGTTGGGAAGGTCACGTCGTCAAACACGCACGTGTTCAATCTGTTGTTAAAGACAGAAAGACATTTGGCGTTATGATGGCTGGACTACCGCGCGCCTCTACATCTACCCAGCGTCTCGG